CAAAATCTAGCGCCTCGAGCTCCGGCGGGATGTAGTCCAATCGCCGAAGCTCGATCATCGCTGCGGGACCGAGAGCTCGGGGATCACGGCGAGAATCGTCGCCGGATAGGGCAAGGTTTGGGAGATGCAAAACTGCCCCTGCTCCGCCCATTGCGGGTCGATGATCGTCTGCCCATCACCGGTGACGAGATCGGTCACCACGGTGTTGGTCAGCGATCCGACATTCCCGACGACGAAGTCCTTCATCGGCACAGCCGAGGTGAAGCTTTGGCCGATGTTCAGCCCGAGTGTGTCGACCACCCGAACCACCACGCGGGACTCCTTCTTCTGCTTTCCCTGGATCGTCGGATTTCCGACGTCAATCGGCAAGGTCTGTAGCTTGGACTCAAACGCCAGACCTACCGTAACCAAACTGGCCGGGGTGGACAGACTGAAGCTTCCCGAAACAGGCATGGTGAATGAGGGAATCACCTGCCCATCCGCGAGGCCAGTCACCGTTTCCCCGGCCAGATGCTGGCCCCCGGTGAAAGTCGTCGCCGGGGAGCCAGAGTATTGCAGACCGGAATCCACAGTCCAGGCCTTCGCCACCTGCCCAGAGTAGATCCGATCTGCAAACCGCTCGATGTACTTTGTGGAACTTCCATTAATCGTCCGCTCGACGACGACATACACCGCGCTGAGTACCATCTCCGAATCGGCGGTGGCTTCCGGCACCACGGCGACGGAGGTGAAATTACCCGCGGTGATACAATGCGACCACGCCATGAACTGCTCTTCCTTCGCGAAGGTGAAGGAGAGCAGGACCCCATCGTTCCTCACCGCCCAGATCAGCCGGAACGGCGCGAAGGCATCGGCCCATTGCGGGAAGGAGAAGTCGTAGAATAGGTGCGAGGAAATCTCCGACACGTCAGACCCGGTGAAGATCTGGGCGTAGTAGTTGTAGTTCGAATCCCAGATCGATGAGCCGAGATAGGATCCGTAGAGAATGTCAAAGTTTCGAATAATCGGCGGGAGGTCATTCGCGCCGACGAGGCTCTGCCTCTGCGCGACAATCGCCGATGGGCCGATCGCCGAGCCCAGCGATCCGCCGGTGACCATCCATGACGATTTATCAGTGTAGACAATCAACCCCGGCGCGGTAGGCATGATGCTCTTAATCGTCTCCAACTGCCCCGAGGCTAGAGTGACCGAGATCGCATCATCCGCCTGGATCGGGGATGATATGTTATAGTTGAAAAACGACCCCGGCTGGGAGAAGTCCATCTGCGACGGGGATCCCACCGCCGCGGCGAGAACCAACCTCTGCTGAAAGAATCCCGCCACGGTTGGATTCGCCGTCGCCGCTGCGGCCAGCGCCGCTGTCGCCGTGGCCCCGGTTGGGTTGTAGTTCACCGTCGGGATCGAGGCATAGCCCGCGCCGCCATCGACGAGAACGGTTTGCTGAACCCCCCAGACGAGGTTGATCGTCGCCCCCGTCCCGCCGCCGGAGGAGGAGACCTGCGCCACGGGGTTGGTTGGCGTCGCGCCGGAGGTTAGAATACCGGGGTTCGACCCTGCGTGGGTAATGGGAAACAGCGTAGCAATCACTCCGCCGGGGGCGGAATTCACCACCACGATCACCCCATTGGGCAGGGTGATGGTATCACCGGTTGTATACCCCGTTCCACCCGCGCTGATGGTCGGAGTCCCTTGCACCCCCAACTGCGCCGTGGCGGTAGCGGGTTGGGTCGGACTCCCGCCGGTGAAGAACACCGATGGAACGGTGGTATACGTCCCCGCGGTGACCTGCGTAACCGTCGCCACTCCTGAGCCGGAGAATGGGTTCGCGCCGATCGGCGGTTGAACGCTAAAATCCGGAATAACATTCGAGTCGATGAACTGATTCCCCGTCACCTGACCAACATAACCGAATGGAATCCCGGCCGGGACAGTTCCGCCGAAGTACGACACGTCGCATTTATACACGTTATACGCAACCGCACCGGCGATCGGGGTCCAGGTAAACGTCACTGATCCCGCCGTGGTTTGTAGGTTCTGGCTATTCTTGATATAGAGCACCCCGCTAGGCCTACTCTCATCCCCCAGGGAACTGATCGAGGTTACTGTGTACGCCCAAGAAGTAGGTCCGGTGGCTAGGGTGGAGAACTCGGCGACGAACGTCGGCGCGACAGCTGTTGAACCAAAGGTCGCCGCGGCGATGGTCCAATTGTCAAAGGCGATCAAGGTCAGGATCTGGGCGGGATGATTCGGATGGCACAAGACCATGAAGTCGACTTCCTGGGAATATTTAATCCCAAACACCTCCGCGCTGGTATACGGTGAGGCGATGGTGTACACCCGATCGACCGTTCCGCCCGACGTGTATGCGCCGAAGGCTGTGGTATCCACTGGGTTCCCGGCAAGGTCGTGGAGTACAATCGACGACCCCGACGATCCGGCGCCTACCACGTAATAATTCCCATTCAACTGTGTCATCCCGCCGACCCCGGTGACGAAGAACCAATCGCCGACGGAGTATGGCTGGGTGACGGTAACCACCCCCGGGTTGGCCTGGGTCACCCCGGTGATGGCATAGGTTACCGACTCGATCACCGGTGCTTTGTTGATAAAGAATCGGATATACTGATCGCCGAATTCGAGAATGTAATTCACCGTTTCCGCCGCGGTGAAGGGAATCAGCCGAACGTTGCCCGCGGGCTTGAAGGCTTGAAGGATGTACTCCGTTCCGGTTCGCGTGGAAGCCCCACCGCGGTAATCCACAAAGAAATTCTCCAGCAACGCGGCACCGGCGGCGTACTTTTCCAAGTCCACACGACCGTACAACTGCGGCGCCCATTCGCCGGAGTTGAAGGATTTTTGCATCACCTCGGGCATTTACATCGACCAAATTACGAAAAACATGACGATGGTGAACGCCACACCGAGGCCGAAGCCGGTTAGTAAATGGGCCATAGTCCCACCGTATCCCAGCCGTAGCCGAAACCCATGTTCCAGTAGTCGCCGTAGATGATCCCGCGGGTCCGAATCCAATCCGGCGTCACATCGTTGATCGTCAGGCCCTCGTTCGCGTCGGCCTTTCGGGCCTCGGCGACGCGGGAATTCGCCAGCTGGATTTGCATGTTCGCCAGCGCCTTGTCCCCGGTGAGCGCCATGCACAACGTCGCGCCCATGATCGAATAAAACGCGTCGAGGAACAAGGAGTCCATGACGTTCCAATCAACCACCCGGCGGATGTAGGACAGGACCGCGTATTCTTGGTTGGTCAGAATCACCCGTTGCTGGCCGATCGGGCCGTAGGTTAGATTAAACGTCGCCCCTGTGCCCACCCCCGTCGTCGCGCCTTGGCCTTGTGGATTGGGCTGAGGCGCATAATACCCGCCGGTTTGAGATGTATCTTCCCCGTAGACCGAGGCCACGATTTCCACGCCGGTAATAACACCGCCGAGTACCGATGTGACTTGGAGGACAGCAGGTATACCAATCGGAGGCGCGGTGATGGGCCCGAGGGATAGGACGATTTGATCACCCACCGCATAGCCAGATCCTCCAGACGCTACGGTCGCTGCCACCACCGGGAAGAATTGATCATTCCCGACGGAGAATTTGATCGGCGGTCCTTGCCACGTGGGCATATAGCCCACAGAAGTACCACTAGGGAATATTGGAGTGCCAATGATGCCAGGATTAAACTGAGGCACCACCCACAAAGCCCGAAGGCAATCCACAGGGTAGGCATATTCGTATGTCCATGGCGGGAGGGGGAGCCCGGCGGTCCATTGAAACGCAACGTTGTTCGGGATCGCCGGGGTAACGGTTGACGTCGGTCCGACCGGGGTTGATTGGTTCTCCGGCGTTCCGGGGAGGGAGGTGATGTACTGCAAATCGGTCATCGCCGAAGCGCAATCCCACGGCGCGAGGCGAAGGAGCGCATCCCGGTTTTGCTGATAAGCCAGGTTGAACTGAATCGCCTCGTTGGTCGAATTCGCCGCTAGCTCCGCGGCGGTGACCGTGGTCCTGGTCCCGATTCGCTGCAGGGCGAGATTGCAGATCCCGGCGGTGTCCATTAGTCACACTTCTGGCTGCCGTAGGGATGACGTGTGGATTTCAACGCCGGGGTGCCGGTCGGACCGCGGGGACCCTTCGGCGGATCGTAGGCAAGGGGCTTCACCGAAGGCTTACCCCCGCCGGAAGTGCCAAAGTTCCCCTGGCCCCTAGCCGCATTGGCCATCGGCTGGTTCTTGATCGGGAAGGCCATTAGACTCTCCTATCAGACGGGGCGAGGTCGGCCGCCGTGTCGGTTTCCAGCGGCCCGGAGTTGGCGGGGTAGACCGGCGGCGCATCGGCCGGTTCCACTTCCGGCTCATCGGTCATGTTGAACTTCGCCAATTCCGCGTCGACATCCATCCGCAGCTTCTTCAACTTCGGATGACCAACGAGTTCCCTGTGAATCTGCAACAACATCCACAGCTTTTGAATATCATCATGCATCTCAGTGTTTCCCTTGGCTGCCGTGTTTATGCGCCGAGCGAATCATCATCGGACTCGACGCGCCGATGGGCTTCATCATCTTCCCGGGGCCTCGGCCTTTGAGGTAAGCCTGCTTCGCGCCCATCTGCGAAACCGCCCGCGGACTAACCGCCGAGGCCCGATTCTTCGGGGGCTGCGCCCCGCTTCGACTCGTTCCGTGACCCTGTTTCATAACTCACCATCCTTGAATGATCGTACTTGTTCCCAGTTCGCTTGGACATTTCCTGCCGGACTCGCTCGAACGCGCCCTGATCTCCGTAGAGATCGTCAAGGATATGCTTGTACCGATCGGCACAGCGTTCGATTTCTTTCTTAATATGCTCCGGCGGGTTGTGCCCGGTTTGCATGTACAGCCACCAGATGTCATGCACGTCGTGAAAGTACATGATAAATCGGCGCATCTTCTCGGGGATTTCCGACTCGGCGTCTTTCATGTATTTCACAACCTCCCGGAGCATGAGGGTGACCTCCCTCATATCCCGGGAAAGTGACTTAAGGTTGACTGTTTCCTCGGTATCGCTCATTTGCGTGAATTCTCGGGCGACCTTGGTCGGGATGCCGACCTTCCGTGCGAACTTCGGATTGTGCACGGCGGCGGCCATCGTCGGCGCTTGTTTCTTCGACGTGCTGGGCATTAGAACGCCCTCCACAGTTGGCATGCCGCATTCGCCGACGGGCAGCCGGTGTTGGTGTAGGTGGCACAGCCCGAGAGGACCAAGAGGCCGGATAGCAAAAGCCAGCGCATTAGAATGGCAACTTAATCGGCGAGACGACGAAGCCGATCTTCGCGAGGAATTGGGCGAAGCTGACTTTGAGATCAAGCACCACCGGCCCGCAGGATTGGGCGACGTCGGTCGGGACTAGCGGAACGCCGCTCTGGGCCTGAAAGTCGAATCCCTTTTGGACGAGGAGAAAGATGCCGGGCTTGTTGGGCAAAGGGTTGGCGAACCCGGATTGGACGAAGCCGATCAGCGCCGTCCAGCAGGGGCCGTGACGGGTGTCGTTGTGGGTCTTGGCGTCATCGGCGGCGTTTTGCAGATCGGCGACGACCGCAGCCTGTAGGTCGGCGGGAAGGGTGATCGTCCATGCCGCCGGGGCGGTGACGGCAGCATGGCTAGTAGCCGATAGGCTTGCGGCTAGCGCCGTGACAAGCAACAATCGTTTCATTCACTTAACCTCCACTGATTGAGCCTTGGCCATTGCGACGTTCGGCGCTGAGCCGACGACGATGGCCGTTTCAGGAACCTTGCGCATGTTCCAATGCTTGTACACCCCATACGCCACCGCTGCGATGGCACCAGCGCCTGTGGCGATCGCGGTGTTCTCATCGCCGCTAGCTCCAGTCGCACCCGCTGCCGCAGCGAGTGCGGAGGCGACGATCTTGGTTATCAACGCATCGATCATGTCTGAGTTCATCTCACGTTTCCTTGGTTAGGAATTGCGCCCGCTCGCTTTCGCGGCGGGTTTTGAGTTCGGCCGGATGCTCCCAGAGGAGCAGGGCGTTGGCGGCTTGGTTGACCCCGGAGTTGAGGACCCGGACGGCGGTCGAGGTGGCGAAGCCCTCCGCGCCGATGTTGAAGGTGAATGATACCAAAGCGTCGAATTGGTTCTGGGTGATGGGAACTGTGACATGTTTGTTAACCGCAGCCTCGGCCCATTCGATGTCATGCGCCAAAGCTGACTCAACTTGTGAATCAGACCAAACCAAGCCCTCGCGCACCTCCGGCCCTGTGTGCCCAACGCCAATGGTCCAGATCCCCCGCGAGTCGCGGTAGGCTTCATTCCGGCGGCCTTCCCGTTGAGTGATCGCCGCTAGGCCCGCTGGGCTGGTTTTCATGTTTAACCCCATTCTTATCCTCAAGTTCTTTTAGTTCGGCTTTCAACTTACGATTCTCGAGTTCCATGTTCCCTTGCATAACGAGCAATTGGCCGACCTGAATCTTGGCCTGGGATAGCTGGTCCTCAAGAGAAGTATCGGCAAGGGTAGCAGAGACGCTTGATAGTAAGATTATCAATCCAATAAGAAGTCTCATCTCAACATCCCCCTGTTACGATTCCATATACCGAACGAAATGCTGCGAGGCTAGTCAACCCTGCAGAGCAGGTCTTTCCCGGAGAGCCAGCGACAATTATTCCCGCGGTCGTGTTAAGAATAAGATTACCGCTGCTGTCAGCCGATACCGCTGCCACGATTGTATTACTTGGATTAAACCAATTGATATCATAATTCTCCGGCATTGCTATTGCACTAAGTGCGCCACCAGTCGTAGAGTTTATCGATCCACTAGCGAACATGATTCCTGTATCCCACTTCGCTGGATTTGCGAATATGACGAACGCACTAGTACAAGGTTGTGGGGATCCAGTGACTATTCCAGCACCACAACCAGAGGATACACCATCGGTTATGTGTCCGTTAGTCGGAGAGGTTCCAACCGTGTACGGCGTGGCAAAGACTTCATCGGCTAGATTGCGAACGTCGACTTCTATCCCGGTACATTGGCCAACCGACGCGAATTGCCGATGACATTCGCTGTAGAGCCCCCAAGCAGCGGTTTGCAGACTGGTAAACAGTACCGTCGTGCTGACGGTGCCGCCGGATGAAGCAAGGGTCCATACGGACCCAGAGCCACTGGCGATTTGGATTGCCAGTGCTCCATTGATTTGAAGATACTGTCCAATCGCCACGGTCCCGGAAGTGGTCGTGTCAATAGTAAATGTTGTGCCGGAAATATGCCCCGTACCAACCCATTGCTCATTGTTGTTAAATGCAAATCCATTGACCGCGATCGTCGACGCGCCAGCTGAAGTCGAATATAGACTTTGTGCCCCGCCGAGCAGACCGCTTTCATTCGCCGCGCCAGCGGAAGACGGTTCGGTTAGTGCGGCCAAACTCGCGAATTGTACCGATCCACCACCCAATACCCCATCAGTATGCTGGGCTGTTGAAAGCCAGTCCTGAGCCCCGGTGTAGCCTGGATGGCCAGCCCAAACTGTCGCTCCACCCACCAGAAACTGATCGTTCCAGCGAGTGATATTGGCGCCGTTATCAACATACCAATTTCCGGTTGCCAAGAAGTTCGGCGCGAAGGTTCCGGAAACCGCCGGTCCAGAGCTTGAATAGTAGGCAAGCTGCCCTGCTGTGCCAGAGTTGACGGTGCCGGAGCCGGAGCCGGAATTGCAGGCGAACCCTGCGTCGATTTCATTCCCGTTCGAGTCGGTAGTCCGGCAATGACCTGAAGTAAAAACCCCGGTCGTAACTGCGAAGGAGGTGGTATTGCCTTGGACTGTACCTTGCCCGATCGCTCCTGTGCCATTGCCGATTAGGGGCAGGTTGGCGGTGAAGCTAGACTGTCCAGTTCCGCCGTTAGGTACAGTAATTGGAATCGTTCCCCCGGTGGCTGCGTGGACGAATGCGGTTGAAGCACAGGCGTTGGAGTTGTCCCCGGGCGCCCGGGTGGCACAGGTGGTGTTCTGTGCGTGGACGCCAGTGGCGAGGAAGAGGAAGAATGCAAGCCAGAGCAATCGGGTCATATGTTGGAGTCCATTACAGTGAGCGGGTTGCCCGAGGCTGAGGCGGAGAAGGCTTGCCATTGGCCAGAACATTCGCCGCGGATGGTCAGCTGGCCGCCGTTGGCGTAGACGCGGAAGCATCCACCAAGGGCCGAGGTGGTCGGGGCCAGCGGCCCCTGTGAGCCGTTGTTGACCTGAACCATCGGCGCGATGAAGACGTCCACGGTTCCCGGGTTGTGGAAGGTTAGTTGGGTGCGGAACTGATTGGCTGGTGCCACTACCTCCGGCGTAGTGCTCAGGTTGTTGTAAGCATAGACTTTTCCCCCGCTAGTGGGGCCAACTGGCGCTACGTCGAAGGCGGTAGGCATCGATTTAGCCTTTCACACGCTTGAGGTTCGGATTCTTCCGCTTGGCTTTGGCGGAGGCGTTGCGAGTGGCCGAGGCGAGGATTGCCCCAGCGGCCTTTTTGCTATACCCGCCCTTCGCGGCGATCTTCGACTGCACGGCCTTGAAGCCAGGATGTGCGGCCATCACGCCCTCCTTCCCGACGATTCGGTCAGGGCTTTGACCACCGCGGTGAGTTCCTCGACCTGTTTCTTAAGGTCCAAGACCTCGGCGGGGGGAACCGAGCTCGACGGGCCGGAGGTGGCTTTGAACGAGGACAACGTATCCGCCATCATCTTGACCAACTGCTGGCTCGAGTCCATGTCATTGCCGATGAACTGGCCACCCCACGACTCCTGCATCTCGGCGGTCAGGGCTTCGGCCTCTGCGTCCAACGGCTCCATGCCCATAATCGGCGGACCTTCGAAGACCCAATCGCCTTTCTTCTCTGAGCCCGCGTAGGCACAGACAAGGCCTTCCGGCGATCGGGCCAACCGCTTATCCTCCGGATCGAGATACCGCGGGACTTTGAAAATCACGCGGTTCGATGCCCCAGTGGTCTCGTCGGTTTCTTTGTAGTCATACTCCGTCCCGGGGACCCGGAGGTAGGCTTTCTCATTCAACTTCCAACGTGCCATGAGATGCTCCTATTGGACTCGGTACCACGTCGTGTTCACGGCGTGATAGTAGAATATGACAGGGGTCAGGGCGGTTAGGGTTTGGGCCGAGTAGGTTGCGTGGAGGCTCTGACCTGACGCCGCGGTTAGGGTGACCTTGGTGGTCAGGGTCGTGTCCGTGGTGAGTTGGATTTCCTCGCCATCGAACGGAACCGCGGGGGTGGTCACGGTCCAGGTGGTCGGCGCTGTGCCGATCCACATAAGAACCCCACCCGCGGCGGTTGAGGTCGCCGAACCAGAGCCGGAGGTGATGGCAAAGGCCTGACCGTTCCGGACGGTGTTGATGCCGATATATTGCCCGGTTCCACCCGGGCCCTGGGCTGCGACCCAGACTTCGTTGCCGGAAATGGTCTGCTGCACCTGCGCGGAGGCTGGGGCAATGAGCCCCAGCAACAGCGCGGCGGAGAGGAGGAGTTTCTTCACCGCACCCTCCGTTAGTTGGCGACGTTGAGCCCGGCGGGATAGCCGGACAGGGTGCCGCCTTGAGCCGAAGCGCCGGAGAAGATCTGGTCGAAGCGATCGAGAACGATCCCGGCTTCAACCTGACCGGCGGTATGGGTGCCGACGGTGACGTAGGACAACTGGACGAATCGCGGGAGGGGGACGTGAGGGATCACCCGCGGGACGTTGATGTTGGCAAGCTGGGCGCCGACAACGAGCTGGGCCTCGGAGAAGACTTGTGAGGACCAGACGTTGGTGAAGGAACCGGGGGCGCCGGAGCCGTTGTCAGGGGCGTAGCCGAGTGTGAGCTGTATCGACGTGCCCGAGGCAAAGGCGGTTGTGACCTCGGCGAAGAGCCAGATGTCTGGATTGCCGATGCCGATGTCCCGCGCGCCGCCGCCATTCGCCGATGTCGGGATGCCGTTGGTGACTCCAAGGTCGATGATGTTGGAGGCAGTCTGGGTGCCGGTGGTCGGGGCGTCGGTCTGGGGGCCAGACTGGACTCCGCCGGAGGCACCCTGGGAGGTGCCGGTGAAGATTAGGAAGCCGTCGAGGATCATGGTAGTCTCCTTTCGTTTGGGTCGAGCCTAGACGACTTGAGCCTCGTTGTTGAGGATCGCGTCGACCGTTCGGACGGGGATCCCGCGGAACGTGGTCACGACCTTGCCGTCGAACTCGGACAGCTGGAGCAAGACGTTGGTCTTGTTCATCGCCTGGAGGTCGAGGTAGGTCCGGATCACGCGGTTGCAGTAGATCACCGTCCGGCCCATGTCCGCTCGGACTTCCGGGGTGTCGGAGGTCTGGATCGCGGTCGCGGTGGACGGCATGGTCGGGAACCGATACATCCCGCGGATGATCAGGTTCAGGAGATTCGCCGCCGAGACGCCGGTGAGCTGGGTGACGTCGACGTTGGCGATGCGAACGCAATAACGCCAATCACGGCCAACCAGACCCATTTCCCATTTGAAATGTTCGCGATAGGCCTGGAAGGTATTGCCCGACGCGTCGGTGACGGGCCACTCGCCCATGTCGATATGCTGGAGCCCGGTCATCTTCCCCTTCGGGAACATGCCGTGCCAGGTGTCATTCCCCCACGTCACGATCCAGATTGACGTGTTGGTGTTCGAAGTGCCGCCGCCGTCGAGGACGTTGTTGGCCGTTTGGGAGTTGGTCGTGTTAACGGTGGAGTAGCGCGGGGCAAAGCCGGTGAAGCGCTCCGGGTTGACCGACTGATTGCCGTAGATGTAAGTCGTCGCGACCTGCTGGGACATGCCCTCGAGGAACGCGCGGGACTCGGACAAGCGGAACTCGGCGGTGTTGCCGTTGAGATCGGCGATGTCCTTATCGACGACGGAGTAGGTTTCCAGATTGCCGCATGAATCGACGATCTGGCCGGAGGTGGATTTGGCATTCGGCACGCCGGTGTTGAGCAAGCGCCAGGTGGCCTGCGGGAGGCCGGTGCGAATGGTGGTCTTATGCCCGGTGGGCATGTTGCCCTCGATGACGAGGATGTCATCGAGGATTTCGTTGGTCTGGGATAGGATTTCGATGATCGCCGCGATCTCGCCTTTCGGGTCGATCCGGCGCGCCCAATCCGCGTAGGTTAGGGCGGTGTTACCGATTGTGGCCTGGGCCATGGGTTAAACTCCGTTGGAGAAATACACCACCGAAACCATCTTCATTCATCCGCCCTGCGGCTGGTTTGCGTTGGGATCGAAACGGTCTGTTCGAGGACCGTTGGGATAGATCCGCTGGGCCAGGGTACGCGGGCCTTGATCGGGCGCGCTCTGGCCGAACGGTGAGGGGCCGGAGCCGGTGACGGGCCGAGCCTCGACGAATTGTTTCGCCATGGTGATCATGGCGCGAACGGCGTAAGGGTTATCCCCACCGCCGGTGGAGTCCATGAAATGCCGGAACCCGGCTATGGCGTCGGAGTCCGGCGTACCGTCAGCCTTGGCGAAGATAACGTTAAGGGCTCGGCTGAGGTTCTGGACGGCGGGCTCGCGGCCGCCATTGGCGTCGAGCCACTTGCCGGATTCATTAGCCCAGCGTGTGCGCTCTGCGCGGAAAGTGTCGTAAGCGGCTTTGACGGTGAGGCCGTTGTGTTTGAGGTAGAGATCGACAAGCTTCTGTGCACCGGCTTGGTCGAGGTTGAGTTCCTTGAAGATAGGGCTTGCTTCATCGATAATGGTTTTATCGAGGGTGTATCCCTCAGGGGCGCGGAAATCGGTGTAAGCCTCCGGGGCGCCGGTGGGTTTTGGGGCGTCAGGTTCCTTGGCGGGCTCGGTGGCCGAGGAGAGAAGTGACGCGTCGGCATCAGGCGTTGCCGTAGACGTCGGCGCCGAAGAGGTCGGGGGCTCGGTCGAGGTCGGGCTCGTCGGGGGCGCTGGAGTCGGCGTCGGGGTCGGACTCGGCGTCGCGGCTGGAGTTGAGGTCGTCTCGGGCATTTTTCTCTCTCATCATTTGGACGAATTGTTCCGGGCAGTGGCGCATGATGTCGTTGAAGAGTTGCAGGCCGGAGTTCCGCTCCCCTTCGAGGAAGGACATAACGTGGGTGTTTTCGTGGAAGGATGTGGTGAAGATGTGCGCGGTTTGCAGAGCGTCGAAGATGTATCGGCGGCCGTCGGGGTTGGACATCAGGGCGATGGTGACTTGGCGACGAACCGCGTCCGCCTGCTGGGCGTCCTTTTCGGCGGCGCGGATTGATGCGCGGGATGCGGTGTTAGGCACCGGTTTGGCCTCCTTGTGGCACGCGGCCCTGGACTCCGGGGATCATCCCAGCGGAGGCGAGGTTCCCGGCGCCAGCGGAGAGTTTCTGGGCGATGTCGGCCTGCTGGGCCGCTTGCTCC